TCAGCCGGGCGCCACAAGACCATGGTCGCGCATCGCCGCGATTATCGCATTCAACGCCAAACGCGCTTCGGAATCAACAACTTGACCACCGGCAGGTGGCGTGATGCCAGGTCGTTGCGCGCCGACAACTTTTTTTCCCTCGATCATGAGGAAACGCGGGGCGACCCGGCCCAGCCGCCACTGGTTCCCGTCCCAGTCGCAGCGGCAATCATCCGACCGACTCCACACCGACAATCCTATCCGGGGAAGCAGGAATCGCCAGCCCCCATCGGTCCAGCCTGCCAGCATTGCGGCACGCCCTGTCCAATCGCCCTCCGGCTGGTCCCCGATAATCCAGGCCTGACCGGGCAGCGGATCGCCCGGCGGCACGTTTGCCCCCACCGCCTGGACGCACGGGTGCACGACGAGGTCGAGCAGGCTCAAGGCCTCATTATGGGTCATCTCCTTTTGCGCCTGCCCCGCCGCCAGCAGCGGCAGCGACCAGCGCGGCGTGTCGTTCGTCGTCATGCTCCCTCCCCCACGATTCCGACCAGGGGAGCCGAGGCGCCCCAGGTCCCGATCTGCCATATGGTGACCCGCGTCCCGTCGGGCGCCGCGCCGCTCCAGCCGGGCGCGGCCAGCTCCTCCACCCGGTCGCCTATGGCGATGCGATAGCGCTCCGCTTCCTCGCCCAGCGGCGTGTCCACGCGGTCCAGCCAGCGCCAGCCGATCCGGCTGCGCCGCGTCCATCCGATGGTGACGCGCCCGTCTGCCCCGCGACGGCACCGCCAGCCGACCGGTGATGGCGGCAGGATCGACAGGCCCGTCACCTCGGCGGACGCCTGGACGCCCTCGGCGGGATCACCCAGGCCATGCGCCAGGAAGCGGACGGTGCGCCCGAGCATCGCGATCGGCACGTCCAGCGTTCGCACGGTCCCAGGCGAGAGCAGGACAAAGGGCGCGCCGGGTCTGGCCCGTCCGATCATCGCCTCGGTCCCGCGCAGCCCGCGCCGCAAGCCGCTCAGTCGCCAGTGCCGATTGCCCAGCGGCCGGGCCTGGGCGAACTGGATCAGCTCTCCGTCGATCCAGGCGAGATTGGCGCCCGAATCCAGCGCGGCGTCATCGGCGTCGGCCAGATCCTCGGCCAGCTGCACGTCGAATGTCCCGCGGCGATCGATCAGGGCGCTGCCGCCCCCGGGCGTCACGGCGCTGACCGTTCCGATGACGCCGGGCAATGCGGTGGGGCCGAGCGCGGTCCAGCTTCCGCCATCGTCCAGGCTATAGGCCAGCTCCGCCTGCCGCCAGCCGGGACCGCCAGCCGCCACCACCGACAGGCGCGGCGCCGATAGCAACTCGTCGGCCAGCGGCGGCATCTCGAACGCCATCAGCCGAGTCGCTCCGACCAGCTGGTCCGCCGCGGGCGCGATCCGCCCCGGCGAGGCGGGCAGGATCGGACCGCGCGACCCCAGCGGTACACAGGTCAGCCGTACCGCCATCGCCTCCCACGCCGCCTCCGTCACCCGCCAGCGTCCGGCCTCGCCGTCGATCTGGACGATGCTGCCGGGCGTGATGGCCAGATCCTCGGGGCCGAGCGTGACGATGCGCCGCACCCGCTCGGCGGCATGACGGGCCAGCCGGTCCTGCGCCAACATGCGCGCGGTCGCAGCATCCAGCGCGGCGGCCAGTTCCAGCCGATCGTCGCGCACCCCGCCGGGGCGGCGCGCGCGCTGGATACCGATCTGATAGTCGCGCGCCGGATCGTAATGCGCGATGGTGACGCTGGCGGGGACCACCGCCTCGCCCGCGATGTTGCGCGTGCCGCGCCGCCCCGGCCCATCGGCGCCCATGCCATCGTCACGGATCACCCGCCCGGCGTCGGTCCCCGCCACCACCAGCCGCACGCCCGGCCCGTCGGCGACCCATTGCCCGCCGCTCATCTGCGCCAGCATCTCCAGCACCGCACGCACGCTGCCCCCGCTGGCGGCGAAGCCCGCCACGCTCATCCCCGCATCGCCAGACCGCACCAAAGGGCACAGTGCCTGTGCGATCGCCTCGCACGACACGGGGGCTTGATCGGCCTCCACCTCGAAGGTCAGTTGCGGGATGCGATTGCCGAACTCGGCCAACGCCAACCCCTCGAACACTGCATAGGCGACGCCCCGAAAGGCCGACGCCCGCGCGCCCTCGATCGAGGCGATAAGCGGGTCGATGGGCTGGTCCTCGGTCCCCGGGTACAGACGAAAGCCGGTCGCGACCTTGAAGTCCCCCGCTGCCCCGCGTAGCAAACGGCCATCGGCCCAGATCCGCCCCACGCGCCGGATCGTCCGTCCCGACAGCGCGACCGCGAAATTGGCGCTGTAGCTATAGCTTTCGACGCCCGGCCGCCCCTTGCCGCCGCCCGTCACCCCGCGCGCCTCGACCAGATCGGTCGCCCAGATCACCGGCCCGGCGACGCGCATCGTGCCAAAGACGGCCGGCATCTGCGTGCCATAGGTGGAAGTCTGGACCGACAGCTCGGCCAAGCGCGGGCCTTGCCTGCGGGGCGAGCCCAGCACGGCATGATCGACCCGATTGCCGATCAACGCGCCGATCGCACCGCCCACCGGCCCCAGCAGCGCCCGCCCCACCGTGCCCAAGACCAAGGTCGCCATCATCCCTCCCCCTTCCAATATCCCAGCACCGGCCAGGGCGGTACGCCGGGCCGCCAGGCGACGCGGCGAAGCCCCGCATCGGCATGGACGATCCCGTCGCTCACCCGGATCGCCAGATGCAGTTGTCCCGGCCCCGCGCGCAGCAGCAGGATCGCGCCGGGCGCGTCCGCCCCTCGCGCGAAGACCGCATCGAGCATCGCCGCCACCCGCCCCTCGTCCCCGCTGCGCCAGCCATAGCCGGTCGGTGCCTCCCGCCCCGTCGCCAGCGCGACCAGCCCGACGCAATCGAGCCCATGGGTCGCATCGCGCCCGTGCAGCCGGAACCGCACGCCGACCAGCGCCCGCGCGGCCACCTCCACCCGGGTCATGCGCCCGGATAGCGGGTGAGCAGATCGATGCCGGGCAGGAAAGGCTCGCCGCGGAAATTCACGACATTGCCGAAGCGCGACAGACAGGTTTCCAGCCTTTTGTCGCACCCCTCCACCAACTCGACCAGCGCGCCCTCCTCGACCGTATAGGCCGGGGCGGTGGCGATCCGGATGCGGTCGCCTTCCGATCCCAGGATCAGCGCCTCCAGCCCGGCATTGGCCCCGCCAAACCAGATCAGCCGCCCCTGGCCATAGGCGCCTGCGACCGGTTCGGGCCGATCGACAGTCAGCATCACCTCGCCATCCCAGGTCACGACCCGCGCGAAGTGCCGGCGCGACGCCATCGCCACGCGGCATCGCCGATCGCCCAGCGATGCGCGGCAATCGGGCGAGGTTTCCTCCGCCACCGGGCGGTCGAGCAGCGCTCCGACCCCGCGCGATTCGGCGGAAAAGCCGCCCTCGCCCAGTCGCACCGAGCCGATCGTGCCCTGTCCCAGCGCCACGGGTGGTTCCTGACCGGTCCAGTCGACCGCGATCGCCGCTACGCCTGCCCCGTCCCATCGGCCGGCCAGCAGATCGCGCTCGCCGATCGCCGCGCTGGTCAGCGCGCCCGAGGCTTCCATCAGATCGGGGTCCAGCCCGTCCCCGCGCAGGATCGCACTCGGCGTCAGGCCGGGCGCGGCGCGGTAGCGCAGCCCGTCGATCCACAGATCATGGTCATGACCGGTCAGCCCGATCGTCACCCCGTCACGGCGTTCGATCCGCCAGCACAGCACCCATGTCGTCAGCGTGTCGGCGCTCATGCCTCGCGCACCTCGACCAGCGGGACGGACGCCGCCGCACCGGCCCGGAATCCCGCCAGCGTTACGCTCAGTCGATCTTCGGCAAAGCGGACAGGCACGTCGAAGGTGAAGCTGGCGGTAATCGCCGCGCCCACGCCGGGCGCGGCGTCGAAGAGCAGCCAGCCGCCCGGCTCAACCGTGAACCCGGTCACGCTGCGCCCCGCGACCTTCACCGACACACTCCCCGGAACGGGGCGGGTGATGCGACGCGACTGGTCGCCATAACGGCGCGTGAGCGCGAAGCGTCGCGTCGCACCGTCGCCCATGCCCAACGCCTCGTCGGTGCCGATGCTGTCGAACGGGTCGCGCAGGCGGAAGCCGCGCGCCGGTCCCATCCGCGCCCGGAAAAAACCAAGCAGCGCGGCAATATCCTCGGCCGAGCGGATGCCGGGGCCGACATCATAGGTCGTCCGCGCCTCCGCCCAGCTCGCATTGCGTGCCTCGCGTCCCCCCGCGCCGGTCAGGATCGCGGTCGAGAAGCCCGGCATCACTTCCGCCTCGCGGCCCAGCGCCAGCGGGAACAGCACATCATCGAAAGCCTGCACCTCATCCTCCTCGCCTTCCCAGCACACGAAACCGTCGCGCATCACCTGCGGCATTGCCCATAGGAAGGTCGCGGCGACCCCGCGCGCACGGGCCGCCTCCGCCGCATCGGCGATCCAGGCCCATTGCGCCCGCTGATCGGCGCGCAGCACGAAGCCTGCCAGGTAGTGCTGTCGCTCGGGCGGGTAGCCGAGCCGCGCTTCCGCCAATGCCACGCCCTTTCGGGTGGAGGCGCTGTCCCCCGCCGTCACCCAGTCATAATCCTCCAGCTGCAGCACATCGAAGGCCGGGCTTGCCCAGCCGATCGGCATGTTGGCGCGCTTGGCCTCCGGCGCCTGGGGATCGAGCACGGTCGGCAGATAGGTGAGCAGATGGGTGACGCAGCCCGGCGCCGCCGCCTTCACGGCTGCGCACAGCGCCGCCGTCGAGGCGGCCAGACAGGCCCCCGCCCGGTCGAGCGTGTCGCCTTGCGCCTGGCTTTTCGCCCCGGCCATGCTGGCCATCGGCACCGGCGCGAAGGCCGCCATCGCCGCCGCATCGTAGATACACGGCGCGCCGTCCGAGGGACGCACCCACCACCAAGGCTCGCCGATCTGGAATTGCGGCGACAGCCCCGCCGCTTGCCCGATCGCCAGAAAGGCCCGCGCCACCGCCTGAAGATAGGCCATTGCCCCACCATGCGCGGGGCTGAGCAAGGTCGAGGGCGGTTCCCAGCCGGTCAGCGCGGGCGCACCGTCCGCCGAACGCTGTTTCCAGTCGCCCCAGCAATGGGCGTCGAACACCTCATAGGATAGCGACCAGATCAGGTCGTAGCCCAGTGCCTCCGCCTCGCTCGCGAAGCCGCGATGCCAGGCCGCACTCGCGACGTTCAGCGCTCCGCCCGTCAGACTGGCGTAGAGACCGTCGCCGCTGCGTTCGAGCCGGAAATAATGGCTCATGCCGACATAATGGACGATGCTGCCCCGATAGCCGAGATGCAGCATGTTGCGCAGCAAACGTTGCGGCGTCAGGTGATAGCTGTCGTCATAACCGCTCGCGATACCGAAGCCCTGCTCGGGCAGCACCGCCGCGCCGACGCCGATCGCTGCGCCCGGCCCGTCACAGACGATCCCGGTCAGCTCGACCCAGCCCTCTTGCGGCTGGCCAAGAAAGCGGGCGCCTGCATCATAATCGGGCGCGACCAGCGAGACGAACATCCGGTCGACATCGCCCGCCCAGACGGGATCGCGATCCTCGGGAAATCGGAACCCGCCCGCCAGGTTCGCGAAGTCGATGACGACCTCCGCATCCTCGGCCGTGCCGGTCGCGTAATTCCACAGCCGGACATACCAGGCGCGGGGTCGGCCAGCCGCATCGCGTCCCTCGATGGTCAGGGTCGGGCCGTGAATCGCATCGAGCGGCTTGATCCCGCGCGAGCGCCAGCGGAACCGCAACCGGCAATCGCGATAATCTCGCACCGTGTCATAGCGCAACAGCGGATGGTCGTGCCGATCCGCGGATTCCCAGATCAGCCCCGCCAGATCATCCGCGCGGTAGAAGACCGCATCGACTCGCAAGCCATCGGGGGCGGTCGCGACGACCGCCGCCATCATTGGACGCGGGAAATCGACCGTCCAATAGCGCGGGTCGAAGCGAGACAGCGTGTCGCTCCGCTGGTCGCGGCGTTCGCTATGCAGGCACCATTTCATGGTATCGCTCCTCGAGTTCCTCCGCTGCGACGGGAGGAAAGATGCGGCTCAGTCCTCGGCCAGCGCCGCGCGGACCGCGCGCGCGACCTGTCGGCTGGAGCGTTGCAGCACGCTCGCCGCCTCGCCTGCCCCGGCATTGATCGTGATCGCCACCCGCACATCCCGCGGGGAACCGCCGGGGCGCAGCGTCTCGACCCGCCCATTGCTGGTCGGCACAAAGACCTCCGGCCCGCGCTCGCCGACCAGATAGGGGCGGTCGGGCGATACCGGCCCGCCGGTCGCCCGGCCGGGCAGGCCCGACGCCAGTCCGCCCAGCAAGCCCAACAACCCGCCATCGCCCACCGTCCCCACGCCCTGCCGCAACGCCAGGCGCGCGATCTGATCGAGCACGGACAGCGCGGTCGCCTTCAACTCCTCGAACCCGAACTTTCCCGTGCGCACCGCGCGCAGCAGCGCCCCCTCGACCGTTCGTGCACCGAGCTCGGCCGCATCGCCCAGCCCGCGCGACAGCTCCGCGCGCATCGTCGCCATGTCGGCGGCGAAGCCCCGCATATCGATACGGGGTGCGAATTCCTGCTCATCCATCCGGATACATCTCCCGCAACCGGGCGAGCGTGGCGGGCGAGGGCGGATCGCCGCCGCCCTCCGCCCCGCCCGTCATCGCCGTCACGATTCCCTGAAGTTCGGCCGGGGTGGCGCGCCAGAAGCGGTCGGGCGACCAGCCCAGCACCGCGCCCGCCATCCCCGCCAGTCGCGCCGCCACCTCGGCGAACATCATTTTCCGCCCAGTATCTGGCGCAGCAATTGCCGCAACACGGGCGCCAGCGCGGCCAGTCCCAGATCGACCAGCGCCTCGCCCAGCTGCTCGCGGCTCAGCCCCTCGGGCACCTCGCGCAGGCAATGCCAGATCAGTGCAGCCGCCTCACCGAGCGAGAGTTTGCCCTCGCCCGCCCGCTCGACCAGCTCGAACAGCGGCCCCAGCTCGCCTTCCGCCGCGACCAAAGCCTGGAAGCTCGGCCGGACGACCAGTTCGCTGCCGCCGACACGGACGCTCGCTTCGCCGCGCACGGGATTTTCCGCGCCGCTCATGCCGACGCTACCGGGCCGGAGCTTTCCAGCGCCAGCGTGTAGGTCCGCTCGCCACCGAAATCGCCGCTGTAATCCAGCCGCGTTACCAGGAACCGCCCGGTCATCGACCCACCGCTCTCGAAGCTCAGCCGATAGGTCTCGATCGTGCCCGCCAGCGCATGGCCGCGCATCCGCGCTTCCGCCGCCGATCCGGTAAAGACTCCCGCGCCCGCGACGCTGACATGGCGCACGCCCGCGCCCGACAGCAATTCTCGCCAGCCGCCCGAATCCTTGTTCGTCACCACCACCGTCTCGCCATTGATCGACAGCTGCGTGGTGCGCAGCCCCGCCATCGTCGCGAAGGCGGGCGGCTCGGCCCCGTCGCCGATCTTCAGCAGAAAGGCGCTTCCCTTTTCGATTGCCATGATTGTCCCCCTATTGCCTCACGCGCCACAGCCGGGCGCGCCATTCGACGCTCGCCGTCCACCGCGCGCCCGTCTTCGCCATGCGGGTGCCGGTCATGCTCAGCCCCGCGACCCGCCAGCCATCGGCCAGCGCTCCGGACAAGCCGATCGCCTCCACCGCCTGGACGCAGAGGCGCAGCCGCCGGGGCTGTTCCCCCTCATCGGTCAGGGTCAGCGCGACACGCAGTTCGCGCCCCTCAATCCCGGCCGCCCCCCAATCGCTGTCGACCGGCTCGCTCAGCACGGCTTGCGGAACGCTCGCCCGCACCGGCACCGCATCGAACAGCGACACCCCCAGCGGCGTCAGGGCAGGCCGAAGAGCGGCCATCAGCCCCGCCCGCAGCGCCTCCCGCGCGGTCATGCCCGCCTCGGCCCGTCGAGCCGCATCCGCCGCCACGGCCGCCACAAAGCGGCGACGGCGGCGGGCGGCACGGCGGCGGCGTCGCGATTGTCGAACAGATGCGCCCCCATGATCGCCACGCCATGCGCGATCTCGGGCGGGAGGCTGGCCCAGTCCTGGGCAAGCCCCGCGCGATAGCGGATCGTCACATCCTCGGCCGTGCGGAACCAGCCGCGCCCGTCGCGATCGATCGCCCCCTCGCCGTCCGTCAGGATCGTCTGCACCGGCAGCGCCGACAGCGCCTGCCAAGCTGCGCGGCCCGCCAGCCTATCCTCGACCACCCGCGCGACCAGCATCTGCCCGCAAAAGGATTCGGCCAGCCCCAGCGCGACGCCAGCGACTCGCTCGACCAGCGCCGCCTCATTGCCCTCCTCCAACCGCAGCAGCGTGCGCACCGCACCCGCCGCCGCCGTCACGGTCGCAAGGGGCATGGCCTCCTTCGTCCCGCTCATCATGTAAACTCCTTCATCGATACAAACTGCGACAGGTCCGACACACGGGCGTCACAGTTGGAGCGCAGAGAGTCGGACAGCCGCTGCCCGCCTCCCCCTTGGGCACCGGCCATGCCGACCCCGCGCCCCCCGGCCGGTTCGGCATCCTCCCTGAACTACGGGGCAGCCCCTTGCGGCTGCCCCGATTTTTCCGGTTCAGCTGGTTGCGAACTTCATCAGCTTGATCGCCTCCGAGTCGCTGACGCAGCCGCCGATCCGCCGCGTGGCGTAGAAGGTGACGAACGGCTTGTTGCTGTACGGATCGCGCAGGATCGCGGTCTCGGCGCGGTCGGTGATGAGATAGCCCGCCTGGAAGTTGCCGAAGGCGATGGCGCAACTGTTCTCCGCAATGTCGGGCATGTCCTCCGCCTCGACCACCGGATAGCCGAGCAGCGTCGCGGGCTGCCCGGCGGCCAGCCCTGGTGCCCAGAGAAACTGGCCGTCCGTCGTCTTCATCTTGCGAATCCGGGCCGAGGTCGCGGCGTTCATCACGAAGCACGCCCCCTGGCGGTACGGCGCGCGCAAGGACTGGACCAGATCGACCAGCCGGTCCTCCTCCCCGCTCCCGAACGCACCCGCCGCCCCGCTGGGCAGATATTGCAGCGTACCGAAGGGGCGCACCCCATCCTTGGCCGTCGAGATCGGGTTATTCAGGAAGCCCTTGGGTCGGTTGACGCCCGATCCGTTGACGAAGGCCTGTCCCTCCGCCCGGCCGAACTCGGTCGCGATCTCGCTGGCCAGCCAGCCCTCGACATCGAACGCCGCATCGTCGAGCATCGCCTGGCTGGCCGACGGGTTGGCATACAGCTCGCCCATCGGGGGCGCGAGTTCGACGAAGCTGGGCGTCGCCGTTTCGGGCCGCGCCGCCGTCTCGCTCGCCCAGCCCGAGGGCGTGCCCCCGGTCGTCACCAGCTTGCGATACCCTGCCGAGCCGACCGTCACGACATGGGCGATGCCCCGGATCGGCGAGACATTGCGCAGCACCGATCCGATCGCCGCATCGATCTCACGTGGGACGGCGAAGCCGCCGCTGTCCCCGGTGGTGCCGGTAAAGGCCTTGAGTTCGACGGTGGTGCCGCTGCGCACATAGCCGTCGAATGCGCCACCGGTCTTGCGCGCGCCGTCCAGCACGGGCCGTTCGATCACGTCCATATCATTCCCCCTTGGTCAAAACATGATTCACGCGGGCGAGCGGCTGCATCGGCACCGTCACCAGGCTGATCTCGATGAGTTCGGCCGACAGGATCGCCCGGGCCGCCCCCTGATGGATGACGCGCGGCCGGTATCCGACCGACAGGCCCGCCACCGCGCCCGAGCGGACCAAAGCGGCGAGCGCGGGGTCCTCGACCCGCCCCTCGACGGCCAGGCCGGTCTCGTCCTCGACCAGCGCGGTGACGCGTCCCATCGGATCGCCGCGATGCTGCCAGAGCAGCGGCACGTCGCCCGCTCCCGCAAAGGCCCCGCGCCGCATGACGTCGCCCGCCCGGTCCATCCTGTCCCAGATCGCGGCATAGCCGGTGAAGGTCAGGCTCATTTCAGCCAGTCCTCCATCCCCAGCCGCATCGCGATTCCTGCGAGCAGCAGCGCCCCCAAGAGCCGGGTCAGCCAGCCGACCGCGCTTTTCCACACCGACGACTTGGCCTCGCGCCACGCGCTCAGCAGTTCGCGGAGTTCGGCGACATCACCCGCCGCCTCTGCGTCGGCGAGCCCCAGCCGGGTGAGCGCGCGCATCGCGCCCAGCTCGCCCGCTTCCTCCGCCACCGCGCGCAGCGTCACGAGGTCCGCGCCACTATCCGCCGCCTGCGCCAGCAGCCGCGCCAGAACATCCCCGCTCATGCCAGACCGACCATCTGGCGCTTCTCCGCCGAATCGAGGAAGTCGGCGCTCGCCGCCATCGCCCACAGCATCTGGCGTTCCTCGGCCAGCGCGGTGACGCGGTTGATGTCGACCGACAGGCTCGCGCCCTCGAACGAGCTCGTAAGGCCCTGCGCCAGCCCGCTCAGGATTCCGCCCGCGAGAGGCAGGATCGCCTGTCGCCACAGCGCGCGGTTCGCCTCTCGGTAATTGGCATAGGTGTTGTCTCCCGGCAGGCCGAGCAGCATCGGCGGCACGCCGAAGGCCAGCGCGATCTCACGCGCCGCCGACGATTTGGCGGCGATGAAATCGAGCTCGGCGGGCGTCAGGCTCATCGCCTGCCACTTGAGCCCCCCTTCCAGCAGCAGCGGACGCCCGGCATTGCCGCTGCCAGCGAAACCCTCCATCTCGGTGCGCAGCCGCTCGAACTGGTCGGGGGTCAGCGTCGAGCCGTCACCCGGATCATAGACCAAAGCGCCCGAAGGCCGCGCCGCATTGTCGAGCAACGCGCGGTTCCACGCGGCGGCCGCATTGTGGATCGCGATCGCTCCCGCCGCCGCGCCCAGACAGCCCAGCCCATAATGATCGTCGAGCGGATGGCAGCTTTTCAGATGCACGACCTGTGGACGCACCGGATCGACCGGCAGCGTCGTCACCCGACCACCCGCGCGGTAGAGGAACGCGGCGGGCCAGCCGCTCGCGTCCAGTTCCATCGTCACCCGTTCGGGCCGCAGCGCGAACAGCTCGGCCACTTCGCCTTCGGCATCGCGCAGGATCTGCACATAGGCATTGCCGTGAAGCAGCATGTGCGTCGCCACCGTCTCCAGCAGCGCCTGCCCCTCGCTACGCGCTGCGACCAGCGCGATCAGTTCGGGGTGCGAGGCGGTCAGCGGCGCATCGGCCAGCCCGCCCGCGACCATCCGCACCGCGCGCTGCGCCACGGGATTGCGCAAATATCCCTCGCGCACCTGCGTTTCGTAAGAGGGCGCCGCCCCCGTCAACGGCACCCCCGACCGCGCCAACCCCAGCCCGAGCAAAGGACGCGCGGCCCCCCGCCCGGTCTTGCGACCGAACATCCTCATCGTCGAATCTCCTTTGACTCCTCCCCGGTACGGGGAGGTGGCAGCGCGCAGCGCTGACGGAGGGGGGCTTCCTCATGGGTCACCCTATGAGGCGATCCCCCTCCACCACCGCTTCGCGGTGTGGGGACGAGATTGTGCCCTCGGCACAATCTTGGCTTGCCGGGGGCAAGCCAAAGTCCCCACACCCCCTCCCCGTTCCGGGGAGGATCGGAACCTCACAAATTTCGTATCCCCGGCGGCCCGCGCCCCGACAGCATCAGCTCGGTCAGCGCCCAGACCAGCGCATCGGCGCGATCCGGCGAGCGGCCGGGTCCGTCATAGGCCCCCGCCACCCCCAGCCCGCACAATTCGTCCTCCAGCGCCGGAAACCCTTGTCCATGCCACACACGCCCTTGCGCATAGAGAAACGACACCGGCTCCGCGCGCGCGGCTTTCCCGATCGAGGCGTAGACCAGGTGCACCGGCAGGGTCGGGTCGGCGAGCCGCAGCACGCTTTCCACCATGTCGCCGCCCTGGTTGCGCTCGGCCACTACCCGGTCCGCGCGGTTCCGTCTGGCACAGCCCGCCACCCGCGCCGCCCAGCCTTCGGGCGACAGGCCCGCTTCGCTGGCATCCTCCAGCACATAGCCATGCCCGTCGCGCCCCAGCCCGACCGCGACGATCCCGCAGGCGTCGCCGCTGCTGGTCGCGGGCGGATCGACGCCGACGACCACCCGGTCGAGCGCAGGCACGGTCTTCGCCCGTTGCCGGTCGAGCAGCGCACGGGTCCACAAGGCCCCCTCGCGGTCGTCGACCATCTCGCCGTCCAGTTCCTGCCGCCCCAGCCGCGTGTCGCCATATTGTGCGATCATCGCGTCCTGGAAACTGTCGGGCAGATGGCAATTGTCGCTAGTCCGCCCGATCGTCTCCACGCAATCGGGCAGCGCCATCACCTTGCGCATCAGCGGCGTGGGTCGCGGTGTCGTTGTGACCAGCACGCGGGGATGGTGTCCCAGCCGAAGCGTCATCATCAGATTGTCCCATCCGGCCTCCCCCTTCCACTTACCCAGTTCGTCACACCAGGCCGCATGATGCTGTGGCCCACGCAAGGCTTCGGGCGCCGCCGCCGAATAGGCGAAACCGATCGCCCCGGACGCGAAATGCACTTGCCCCAGACTGCCGATCCAGCGCGGCGTCTCGCCTTTGCGTGCCACCGCCAGCAGCCCGCTTTCGCCGCGCACCATCACCCGCTCGACATCGCGCAGGGTCGCGCCCATCAAGGCGATCCGCGCACCCGGATGGTCGCGGGCGAGCGCGCTCACCCATTCCGCCCCAGCGCGCGTCTTGCCGAAGCCGCGCCCCGCCCGGATCAGCCACACGCGCCAGTCGCCCGGCGGCGCCACCTGTCCGTCATGCGCCCATAACTCCCAGCGTTCGACCAACTCGCGCTTCTGCGCCGAGGTCAAAGCGGCCAGCGCCTGTTCGCGCGCGCTTGGTTCCAGCATCGCCAGCGTGGCGAGCCGCGTTGCCGCATCCTCCCTCGCCATCACGCCATCCCCCTTAACCGCCGCCGCGCCAGCCCGTCGAGCGCGCGTTCCAGCGCCGCATCGGTCTCGGCCGCATCGACTCGCGCCGCTTCGCTCGCGCCGTCACCAGCCTTAGCCAGCGCATCCCGTCGGCTGAGCAGCTTCAGATAAAATTGCACTTCGGTCGGCTGGAGCGGCGGGGTGATGGAGAGGCCGGTGGTCCCCGCACCGGCCTCTCCTGCCTCCCCGTCCCCGGCCGCCAACAGGGCGAGCATCCGGCGCAGCAGCCCCTCCTCGACCAGCGCATGTGCCGCGCCGATCGCCTGGTCCCAGGCCTCGCCAAAGGCCGGATCGCGCGCCCTCAAGGCGCGTGCGGCCCGCAGCGTCTCTCCCACCGCGCATGCCGCCGCCTCCGCGTCGGCGCTGATCGCCAGCGCCGCCAGGAATTGCCGTCGCCGCGCCAGCGTCCACCGCGCGCCCTTTCCCGTTCCGGCCAT